ACGACTCTATTAGAGCAAGTAGAGACAGCGCACGCCAATCTATGCGGGCGTCAAATATTGCTGCAAGTGGAGGGAATCAATCTAGTGGTCAGACAAACGTAAATGCACCTATGACAAATAATAGTAGGACTATTACTACTACCACTAACAATCATAGCACGCCACACTCACCGTCTGTTCAAAGTCGTACCGCCCAAGAGTTCGTTGGCTTTTCAAGAGGTGGGGGAAACCCCGCTGATTTTTAGTCAATAGCAAAACCCCTCACCGATTTCTCAGTGAGGGGCTTCTATATAGTGACTCTTTTAGTTCGTGTCTACCACTGCAACTAGGAAATGTTCACCTTACCCATCTTCAGCCAACTTCTCAAAATATGACATAGCGTCATCTTCATCACCATTATCTGCTGTTGCCGTCACCGTTGGTGCGGGAGCCTCTTTCGTATTAACCGTAAGAGTAGCAGTGGGTTCATCTTCCATCAGCGTCTGCACTGTAGTGTTTGCAGCAACCGTACCAGAGAGAACCATATCCATACGAGTCTTTAACTCCTCGTAGGATTTGAAGTTGGATGAAGCAGTAAACTCTGTTAGAGGATACTGTTTCTTATAGATGCCCTCTAGAACATCATCATCTTCAGACAGTGGCGACACTGCTTCAAATTCTGACTTATCATAGTTCCAGTAACCATCTACCTTACGAAGCTTCAACTTGAAGTTCGCACCGCCCCAAAAATCGAACGGATTGATTGGTGTTTCGTCCTCAAATGCAGGCTGCATTGATTCCATCACCTTGTCAAAAATCTTCTTACCAAAACGATAGAGGAAGATTTTACCTTCATTCGAAGGATTAGCAGAATCACTCACAACATAAATGTTTGCAAAATATTGCAGTTTACGTTTCTGTTTACGAGCAATCTCTTTGTCAGATTCAACACCTGAGTTCCAGAGAGAAGAATTATACTCTGACACAGGATCATTGTTGCCGAGAGTGGTTAGAGAGTTCTCAATATACCACTGGCCAGTTGGTCCTTGGAACGCATGGTTCCAGACCTTAGCCCAAGGAAGGTCTTCACCTTCACATGCAGGCAGAAAACGAATTACAGCATATCCGTTACCAGACTTATCCATAACAGGTTTCCAGAGTCGATCATCGACGTAGGATTTCTTCTCCTGTGGTGCAGATTCTGCTTGGGCAGCGCCCAATAGTGAATCAAGACTATTTTGTTTTTTTAGTGCAGCAAATGACATTCTTATGTCTCCTTATGTTTGCGTATGTTATCGTATGTTGATTTTATAATAGTAACATAACAAGAGGGCTTTGTCAACCCCCTTTGTTATTTATTTTTCCAATGGAAGTCCACTGATGTGAGTACCCCCTTTGAATCCATCCTTATCGTATCCATGTGGAAATTTATCCTCTCTGGGCATATTAGATTGTTTCTGTGCCACAAGTAAATCTTCATAAGATTTAGATTTATAATAGTCACCCTTACCCGCAATTTTCCACGTATCAGCAGTTCGCCCGTGGGCCTCTACTTGTGACTTTTTAAGTCCTTTATTCTTACCACTTTTCAGTGAGAGTTCTGGTCTTACTGGCATAATTTTCTCCTTACTTAATTTTTAGTTTTTCACAAAGTTCTTCTTTTGTAATCATATTTATATTACTATCCCAACGACACAGACGGTCTATATTGATTTGACTATCTGTCCAATAAAAAATTTTGTCAGGATACATTTCGAAAACTTCTTTAATTTGATTTAACCAGTTTATAGGGTTAAACCCCTTAGCTTCTTTTGGTAAATAATTCTTTGTACCTTTATACATATTATTTAGCGGCTTGTCATATGAAGATAAATCAAAGCCTAAAATATATATCTCTTCTGCATCAGATTGACACGCTAAAGATAGAGCAGTGTTTCCAGTTGCCCATCCCTCATGACCTTCAACTGAGCTAACCTGATCTCTAAATTCATTTACATATGTAATCCAAATTCCAACATCCTTTTCCATTTTGATTTTTACATCTTTAGCGTCTAAATTGGGAAATTGTTTTATAGTAGATTCTATCTTTTCTGATAATGAGGCTGGGTCTTTTCCCCCTATGACACATTGATTTGTTCTGATCAGGTTGCGATGAATGTAAGATTCTGGTATGTCAAAGCCCATTAACATACCGTCAGCAACCTCAGCAGGAACTACATTCCAGTTTGCAAAAAACGCATTATGTGTGTTACCATATTCGGTATCTTCATCACACCAACCAGATTCATATATTTCTTGCTGCATTGCATAGTCCATTGCAACTAGATTATGTACACAATGAGGGCCATAACGATATATTGCATTACATCCCCATGTAGTAACTTCATCATCCCTTACCGTAGGAGTCTGTGTAGGATGGTCTGAACACTTTGGTATAAACCACGACCTAGATTCACCGTTTCCTATAACAAGAGCCTTTTTCACTTGCTCATCCTACGGTCAATCTTACCAGATGCACCATCGGTGTTTACCGTGTAACTTACAGACGCATTATCCAACCACCGTTCATTCTTCACAAAGTCAAGCTTATATGCGTCACGCTCTGACAGGTTTGCAAGTACGTTAAACGCAAGACTGATCCTTGATTCATTAGTGGTGTTTTGACCAAACCCATGAAACAGATATGAGTTAAACATAATCAATGATCCCTCAGTACATGGCATACCAATCTTGTTAGTAAAGTTTGCATTTGCTTTACTGTAGTGTTTTCTCAATGAGAAAAATGGATCATTATTTGTTGGCATCTTTTCAAATACCAAAGGTGGATGTTCTGGTAGTGACTTGACATAATACACACCACTGATAATAGAGTTACCATGATTGTGCATACTCTGAGAACTGCCTGGGTCTGCACTATTTAACCAGCTCTCATGAATCCAAAAATCACGATGATCTAGAGTCATTACATTGTCCAGATAGTCCTTAGTACACTCATAGAACCAATCTTTAAGATCAGAAAGACCTTCATGGTCAATAATGTTTGGAGCATCCTTGAACTGTGTTGTATCGGGATTTGCAACTGCTTGTTGATTAAATTCAAACTCATCCATAGAAGGGACTTCTGGTGGATTAGGATTTTGGTATATCTTCAATACACCAGCTGGGAAAATAGGAATTTCAGTCATTTAATATATCTCCAATTAATGGCAAAATCTTTGCAATCTGCACTGCACATTCCTTTGCCACTTCCATATGTTCTTGTTGTGTGCCATTCGCTGATCTTAATTCTATATAGTGAACCCAACTGCGAAGGGTTCCATTCATATATAAACGTGATACAGTATTACCTTCTGGTAGTACTACACGGGCCTGTTCTTTTGCAATACCATTTTTAATGGCCCATTCATATGTTTCTTTTGCAGTATTAATAAGAACTTCCTGTTTCATCTTCCAATGAAAATGTAACTCACTCTCACTATCTAACTCAACACTGTTTTGACGATTTTTATCATCTTGTAGTCGAGCATCTCTAGTAACAAAATCTAAGTCTTTTGTAGGATCAGCATATCGTTGACTAAACTCTTGAAACGAGAAAGATCGATGACGTAGTATCTGCCTGGCAATATCTCTTGTTGTTTCAATTTCTAAACATGCACTAACCATCTCTAGTGGCGACCAGTGTTTATGCTTAATGAGATACTTGATTAGTTTTTCAGAGGTATCTTTATTATTTTGATTATCAGGATTGGATACACGGGCGCAATAAGCTATCAAGTCTTGGCAGTTGTTCAGTCCCTTGCCAAACTGCAACCCTGTATCTGGTACTGAATTTGAAATTAAATTTACTTGCATTATCTACTCTTCTAAAAATGGTGCCGGTGGTAAGAATCGAACTCACAACCTATTGCTTACAAAGCAATTGCTCTACCGTTGAGCTACACCGGCACACATTAACTATCGCCGATTACTATTCGGACGATATCCTTTAGGCCAACTAGGTTGGCGAGAGGCGAGTTTAGTAACTCGTTCCCTCAACTCCTCATTGGCTTTCGCCAACTCAGCGTTTTGAAAACCAAATACCTTAATTTGATTTTCAAGTTCCGTCACCTTAGAGGCGAAGAAACCTTCTTCACGGATGGCGGGGTCACCATCCAGATGCACTGTAAATTCCATTAGAAATCTCCATTGCTAGGGTTGCTGCCGTCAATCCCGACAGTTGAACATAAACTATATTACTATAGTTCAACGAATTTGTCAAGTACCTTATAGAGGTAATTGAGCACATTTTGGCAAATAATTCAAATCTCTCGCATTAGCTTCAATCTTCTCTTTGAGAGATTTTGAAATTAGAGGCCTTAAAGAATCAGGTTCAAGACCTTCTGCCTCACAGTACCATAACACGGCATCCATATGAGTTATCGCTTTCTCAAGAGCAATTTCTTCAATTTTGAGTGAAAAGGTTTTTGAGGTATTCAGTGGCATTATAATATTCCATAACAATTAAAATTGGAGCGGGTGGAAGGTACTGCCCCTTCTTCTACAATTTGGTAAACTGTTGTAATACTTTTTATACTACACCCGCAAGTTGGGGAGTTAACCGTGACTCCCCACGGATGTATTACGGCATCACCCGTTAGACATTACGCTGTACGTAGTGCCTGATAGCCAGCAGCAACAACTGATCGTTTAGGTGTACCGATACGATACTTCATATACGTCTGACCGTCAAAAGACGATACACGCTTGTTCAAATAGATCGCAAGACCTGACAGGCGTAGCTTACTGATAACAGCACGAACATTCTTAACACCATAACGTGATGTAATCTGTTTAGCGGTTAGTTCTGCACCATTAACAAGTGCTTTTTCGACCTTATCGGTCTGGGTAGTGGTAGTAGTCATTTAAATGTTTTCCTTAACATTGCAAATAGGCTGAAAGTATTCCAACCTTTAAAATGGTAGTTTTTAGTCCTATAAAGAGAACTACCAAACTCATTAAGTGTCGATATAGCAATAGGTTGCCGTCACTTAAATTCGTATTATAACAAAGTATAACATAGTAATATCTATTTGTCAACACCTTTTTTCAATATTATTACTCAACAGAGTTTCTATAGATTGTTGTCAACAACTTTTCGGTAATTATCTCATGTCCTCGGCGATTTGGGTGATAATCTTTTTCACTAATCCTAACATTATCAAAATTATCTAAAATATCGTCAACGCACCAACCACCAATGGGTTTGAATATTGGAAAGCCCAAGAATTTTGACTTATCAATCTTATCCATATATGGACTATTAATCAAAAATCCTGATGCGGCGGTGTATATCGAAGGGGGAAGGGGCTGTGTTCCTACCAACTGAATATATGGCATCTTCATACTCAACATCAGTTCTTGAAACATATAGAACGTTCTTAGTGACTTTTTCACCAAATGTTTAATTTCAAAGGGTTTTCTGTATATCATCGTTCCATTGATATTGTTATCTTTCATGAACGAAGATAGAGGAGCTCTCACATTTTCCTGTGGTGTTTTTGAGGAATTCATAACAGAAGTCCACGGTAATCCAGAATATATATCTGCATCCTCTTCAACTTCAAAATCAATTCTAGTGAAGTTTGACCACATAACAACAACCAAACCAATCTGATCTCTATGAGTAATAAGCTTGTCTACAACAGAGTTTAGTATGTAATCATTTCCCAACCCACGTTTGCCTAAATTTATACAAGGCATCTCAAGATTTTCAGCAAGCTTCTCTGGCCAGACAGGAATATCATGTTTCTCCGTCCACCAATTATCTGTGAAACTACAACCAGATGCAAGTAGTTTTTTACGCATAATGAAGGTATGAACCGACTATGTATTTTGGGACAGCAATAGGAGCCTTACCCATATGTGGGTGAGTCCACATTGGGGGGAATGCAATCAAGGAACCTTTTTTACAAGGCGATACAACTGGTTCACATCCTTTTGGCATAACTACCGTTTCACCACCTTCTTTCACATCCACTAGATATAGAAAGAATACCAAAAATCTCTTTGCATGATCATATGAATTTACATCAACGTGCCGTCTAAACTCATCAGTTCCATTAGGAAGATAACGTTTAATTCTAGGAGACTCAAACCCATGTTTATCAGGCCACATAGGATTAACGTCTTCTTTGTATTTCCTAACACAGCCAAAGAGGTGATTGAGTAATTCACCAAATTCTTTTTGCCAAGACTTCTGATGTTTGCCCATATCAATCTGTGTGAAATCATATGAACTAGAAGACTGCACATCCCACTGATCTGGAGAATTTTCAAATCGTTTTACAAGATAGTCGCAGTAATCATCATCAACGACATTATCATACATTCTAATCAAATTATCCATTTTAAAATTTCTTTCTGTATATTTTTGCTAGCTTCTATACTGTCATTTTGTTGGATTTCAATTCTACCCATCAATTCAAAATTCGTTTGTATATTACTTATCTGACTCCTACGCCCCTGTAACCACTTCTCAGTTTGGCTATCCTGTCTTTCTGTGTGCCTGCGTTTTTCTTCTTCTAGGCTGACAGTGAGAATATACACCTTTGCTTCATGATTGTCAAGTAACCACTCAATATCTTTTG